CCCATTTATAGATTCAAATCCACGACCCAAGGTATCAAATGGCAGGCGTGAAAGGCCGCAGCGGTGGCGCTCGAGAAGGGGCCGGCCGCAAGCCAAAACCGTTCGTTCATGTCGAGCCCGAGACCGGGAAGGCCAGCGATGTCCTGAAATGGCTGATCGACGTGGCTTTCGGTCGGGTTGAGGCGAATGCGACCCAGGTCAGGGCGGCCGTAGCAGCGGTTCAGTACACCCATACGCGTAGGAGCGATGGGGGTAAGAAGGATGCTGTGAACAAGGCAGCGAAGGAGGTCGCGGGTCGATTCTCGGCTGCGACGGCCCCGAAACTGGTGGCGGCTGGCGGTAAGAAGGTCTGAGGGTGGACGATCTACCGGACTGGAGCACGGCCTGCCCAGACTGGGAAAAGCGGATAGTCGAAGGCCGCTCCATCATCCCGGCGCCGATCTACCAGGCGCAAGCGGATCAGGCGCTGGCGATCTTCAAGGAACTCCGGGTCACGGATCTACCCGGCAAGCCAAAGTTCGGCGAATGCAGCGAACAGTGGGTGTTCGACTTCGTGTCGGCGATCTTCGGAGCCTATGACGCCGAGACGGGGAATCAACTGATCCGGGAGTTCTACCTCCTGATCAGCAAGAAGAACACGAAGTCCACGATAGCGGCCGGCATCATGCTGACCGCTGTCATCCTCTGCTGGCGCGAGGAAGAAGAACATCTGATCCTGGCCCCGACCAAGGAAGTCGCGGACATGAGCTTTAAGCCTGCGGCCGGGATGATCCGGGCCGACGACGAGCTCATGACGCTGTTTCACGTGCAGGATCACGTTCGGACGATCACGCACCGGGTCACGAAGTCCTCGCTCAAAGTCGTGGCGGCTGACACCGACACGGTATCCGGCAAAAAATCCGGGCGGGTTCTGGTTGACGAGCACTGGCTGTTCGGCTCGAGGGCGAATGCGAGCTCCATGTTCATGGAAGCCACGGGCGGGCAGGTTTCGCGCAATGAGGGTTGGGTGATTTACCTGACCACCCAGAGCGATGAACCGCCTGCTGGGGTATTTCTGGACAAACTGAATTACTTCAGGGATGTTCGGGACGGGAAGATTGTCGACAAGAAATCTCTCGGCGTGCTGTACGAGTTTCCGGCGAAGATGGTCGAATCCAAGGCTTATCTCGACCCGAAGAATTTCTACATCACGAACCCGAATATTGGCAGGTCGGTAAATGCCGAGTGGATCGCGGACAACCTGAAAAAGAATCAGGCCAAGACAGACGGATCATTTCAGGAGTTTCTAGCCAAGCACCTGAATATCGAAATCGGCCTGAATCTCCGTTCAGATCGCTGGACGGGAGCCGATTTCTGGGAGAGCGCAGGCGATAAGCGCCTGGACTTGCAGAGTTTGATCGAACGTTCCGAGGTGGTTGTCTTCGGAATCGACGGTGGTGGCCTGGACGACCTATTGGGGATATGCGCCATAGGCCGGGAGAAGAAAACCCGGCGCTGGCTGCATTGGACGCATGCCTGGGCGCACAAGATCGTGCTCGAGCGCCGCAAGGAGATCGCGCCGAGGCTGCTGGACTTCCAGTCCAAGGGCCAACTCACTATCGTCAATCGACCCGGCGAGGATGTCCAGCAAGTGGCCGACACGATCTCGGGCGTTCGGAAGGCTGGCCTGCTGCCGGCTAAGAACGCGATTGGCGTGGACGCCGCTGGCATTGGGGCCATCGTTGAGGCGCTGATGTGCCCGGAGCACAAGTTCACCGAGGAACATATCGTTGCGGTCAGCCAAGGCTGGCGGCTGAACGGTGCGATCAAGACGGTTGAGCGGATGTTGGCGGGTGGCGAATTCCTGCACGGCGCCACCGACCTGATGAACTGGTGCGTCGGCAACGCCAGAATTGTTCAAGTCGGTAACGCGGTGACGATCAACAAGCAAGTCAGCGGGACCGCGAAGATCGATCCGCTGATGTCGACGTTCGATGCGGCGTCCCTGATGGCATTGAATCCCGAGCCGAGCAAGAAGAATCTTGTCCTGGCGGTAGCCGGCTGATGGCCTGCAAGTGCCTCGAGCGGCAGCGCTGGATTGTCGAGCGGCTCTGCAAGCATGGCTTGACGAGACTGTGCCAGCTGGCAATGGCGCGGCTGGCAAAGATGGAAGCGAGTCAACAATGAGAATCGAACGCGCATACAGCCTGCTCGAGGTGAAGTCCCTCGATGAGGAAAAGCGGGTCATTACCGGCATGGCGACCACGCCGGAAACCGATCGGGTCGGGGACATCGTGGACCCAATGGGGGCAAAGTTCGCGGCCGAGATTCCTCTCCTTTGGCAGCACCAACACGACAAGCCGGTCGGCATGACGACGTTCGGAAAGGCCACGAAGAAAGGGATTCCGTTCGTCGCGAGCATTGCCTCGATCGCCGAGGCCGGCCCGCTGAAGGACATGGTTGACATGGCCTGGCAAGCAGTCAAGGCCAAGCTTGTGCGCGGCGTCTCGATCGGTTTCCGTGCGCTGGAGTTCTCCTTCATGGATGAAGGCGGCATCCGGTTCACTTCGACCGAGATTTACGAGTTATCCCTCGTGACGATCCCGGCCAATGCCTCGGCCACGATCCAGACCATCAAGGCGCTCGACTTCCGCAAGGATGCTTCAGGCGCCGTTCGACTCATTACTCGCGTCGCTGACCAACAGCCGCGTGACGGCTCGATTCAATTGATTCGAGCATCCTCTGGCAGCCTGCCGTTGCACGCACGCCCCTAGAGCTCCAAACCAACCATTCAATTTCGAAGGAGCCACTCATGGCATCGAAGACTTTCGCCGAACAGGTCGCGGACCTGAAGGCAACCCGTGAAACCAAGGCAACCTCCATGCGCGAGATCGCGCAGAAGGCGGTGGACGCCGGCCGGTCGATGGATACCGGCGAGTCGGAACAGTTCGACACGATCGAAGGCGAGATCAAGCGCCTCGATGATGACATTTCGCGTTACTCGCGCCTGGCCGAGATCGACAAGACCACGGTCAAGGCTGTGACCGAGGACAAGAGCGAATCGACCATCAGCCGCAACGGCGAGCGCGCCGAACTCCAGCTGAAGACCGTCGAGAAGCTGGAACCCGGCATCGCCTTCGCCCGCTACGCGATGTGCCTGACGGCCGCGAAGGGCAACAAGGAACTCGCGTTCAAGATGGCCGAGCGTCACTACCCGAAGACCGAGAGCATCGTCAAGACGCTCAAGGCCCAGGCGGAAGGCGCAAATCTGGCACAGATGATGCAGATGAAAGCCACCGTTGCGGCCGGCACGAGCCTGGACAGCACCTGGGCGGCGCCGCTGGTCTACGCCAGCACGTTCATGGGCGACTTCATCAGCTACCTGCGCCCGCGCACGCTGATCGGGCAGGCCCAGTTCCGTCCGGTCCCGTTCAACGTTCGCATCGGCGGTCAGACCTCGGGCGGTACTGCTGGGTGGGTCGGTCAGGGCAAGGCCAAGCCGGTGACGAAGTTCGACTTCAACGCCACGACCGTGCCGTTCACCAAGGTGGCGGCGATCGCGGTCATCACCCAGGAGCTCGCCCGCTTCTCGGACCCGGCTGCGGAAGGTCTGGTGCGCGATTCGCTGGCCGATACTGTGATCGCCCGTGTCGATACCGATCTGTTCGACCCGGATTTGGCAGCAGTGGCGAACGTCTCGCCGGCCGGCCTGCTGAACGGCGTGACGCCCATCTCGATCGCGACCAACACGATCGACTACGCCGATCCGACCTCGGTGCGCTGCGCGATCGCGCTCCTGTGGGCTCCGTGGGATTCCACGAACATCGGCGCTCGTCCGGCGTACTACACGACCCCGGCTGTGGCGCGCCAGTTGGCGATGGCACGCGAACCGCTCGGCACCCTGGCATTCCCGGGCGTGACGATGACGGGCGGAACGCTGGACGGCGTGCCGCTGCGGGTGTCCCAGTATCTCGCGAACGATGGCGGCTCCGGTGGTGCTCCCTTCATCCTCGTGGATGAGGCGGAAATCTACCTCGCCGACGACGGCAGCGTGACGCTGGATGCGTCGGATGTGGCATCGATCGAAATGTCGAGCACGCCGGCCGGTTCGTCGTCCACCACGGTCGCGGCTTCGAGCGTGAACCTCGTCTCGATGTGGCAGACGAACTCGATCGCGTTCCGTGCGGAACGCTTCATCTGGTGGGGTCCGCGTCGCAGCGGCGCTCTCCAGTGGATCGACGGGATGCCGACTTCCTGCTGACGGATCGGGGCTCCTTCGGGAGCCCCTTTCCCCATTTCTGGGGAATATCATGTTCGGTTTCGTCAAGCAGTTGTTCATCCTGCTCAGAGATTCGAGATCAAGCCAAATTGGCGGCCATGCGCTGCGAACCGTTCCGCCCGCCGATCTGATGACAGATGGCGGCAACGGGCCGAATCGGCGCTATCGTGTCGATGTCGGGCAAACCAGTTTCTTCGCTGGTCGAGAATTCAGAACATTCCGCGAGATCAACCTGACAGACTCGAGCCTTGTGATCAAGGGAGTTGTTCCGATCGACCTCATTCTTTTCGGGCTTGAGGTTCAGTTGCTCTCGGGCCAGCTTCGGGTCGAAACAGTCGTCGGCGGGACCGAAGGCGGCAGTTTCAGCGAGACGATTCCAGTCTATCCGCGCAATACCATGAGCGAACGACCGGCACCGTTCTATACGCCGCAAGTCGTGGTTACCGCGGGAGGCACGCTAACGGGCGGAACCGTGATCGATGTATTGCTCAACAAGACGGCGACGAATGCGAACTTTGCGAGCTCGGTCGGACTGGCGCCTGGTGACGAACGCGGCGTTGGCGCCGGCACCTACTACATTCGGATGACCTCTACCGGCGCGACGGTCGGCACCTTCAAATCTCGATGGGAAGAACGGATATGACTCGAGTGGCGTTCACATTCAAGAAGAACGGAAGCCAGCGGATGATGCACAAGCTGACGGCGGACGTTCTGCAGAAGCATGGTCTGGGTGAGTACATGACCCGCGACATGGCCGATCAGCCGATGATCCAGAAGACCGGTGATGGCCTAGATGATCTCGACCGGGGGCAACTGCACGCGCTGGCGAAAGAACGCGGCGTCGCGGTTCATCATCTGGCGGGTGCTGACAAGGTGCGGGCGGCGCTTCGTCAATGAAACTGTTCGGGCTGACGATCACCCGCGAGAAGGCGCTGAACGCGATCAGCGGAGCGTGGCGCGGCGGCTACCTCAACATCCTCGAGCCATTCTCGGGGGCATGGCAAAGGAATATCGAGGAAAAGCGCGGCCATCTACTGACCTATCCGACGCTATTTGCATGCATCTACCGCATCTCGAGCGACATCGGCAAGCTTCCATTCACCCTGAGAATCCTGCAGGAGTCAGGCGTCTCGATGGTGACCACGAGCCCTGCTTATACGCCGGTCCTGCGGAAGCCGAACAACTTCCAGACCGAAGGGCAGTTCCGTGAGTACTGGCTACTCACGAAACTGATCCACGGGAATGCCTACATCCTGAAGCGCCGGGATGCGCGGCAGGTCGTGATCGATCTCTATGTCCTCGATCCCGAGCGTGTCATGCCGATGGTCTCGGACGCCGGGGATGTGTTCTATCAACTCCAGACCGATGCGCTGAACACCCTGCCGGTCGATTACCCGGCCGCGAACTTGATTGTTCCGGCGAGCGAGATCATCCACGATCGCTGCATGACGATGCATCACCCGCTGATCGGCATCCCTCCAGTTGCTGCGGCCCATTGGCCGGCGCTGAAGAACATGAAGATCATGCGAAGCGCGACCGAGTTCTTCGCGAACAATGCGCAGCCTGGCGGCATCCTGACCGCGCCTGCGGGCATGACGGAAGACGACGCGAAGAAGGTGCAGGACTATTGGAGCAGCAACTTCACCGGATCGAACGCCGGCCGAGTCGCGATCGTCGGTGCGGACATGAAGTTCACGCCGTTCGCGATGAAGTCGATCGATTCGCAAATGGTCGAGCAGATGCGTTATTCGGATGAGCAAATCTGCCAGCCGTTCGGGATTCCGCCGTTCAAGGTCGGCATCGGCACGATTCCTTCTGGCCTTGGCGTCGATGGCGTGAATCAGCTGTACTACCAAGACGCGCTCCAGACGCACATCGAGCACATGGAAAACCTGCTCGATGACGGCCTGAAAATCTCCCAGCCTCTCGGCGTCGAGCTCGATCTTGCTCCGCTCCTGCGGATGGATGAAGCCAAGCGGGCCGAGGTCGAGACGAAACTCGTGGCCGGCAAGATCAAGACCCCGGACGAAGGCCGTATCCGGTTCAATCTCGCTCCCACGGGCGGCGGAGGCACGCTGTGGGGCCAGAATCAGGATTACCCGCTCGGGATGCTGGCTGATCGCGCGACCTGGGACCCGGCCATGCAGACGCCGGCTCCCGCTCCAACATCTGCCGATACGGCTTCCGTCAGCGATGCAAACAAAGCGCTGATTGAGCAGGCGCAAGCCATCATCGCAACCCAGAAGGCCATCGAGGCCATGCGGAAATCCGCACAACCGGAGGCCACGCATGTTTGACCCTGAGAAGTTCGGCGAAGCCATGGGCGCCGCGATCCGAGATGCAATCGCTCCCCTGCAGAAGAAGCTTGCGGAAATCGAGGCGCAACTCACCAAGGACATACCCGCTCAGATCGAACGTTCCGTCAGTGCCGCCGTGGAAGCGCTGCCCGCCCCCAAAGATGGCGTTGATGCCGATCCGATCCTGATCATCAAGGAAGTCCTCGCGCAGATTCCCGGCCCGGTCAAGGGTGACGATGGCCTGGGATTGGCTGGCGCGATGATCGACCGGGACGGCGCGCTGCAGATCACGCTGACGAACGGCGAGGTCAAGAACCTCGGGAAAGTGGTTGGCAAGGACGGCAACGATGGCGTCAGCTTCGATTCGTTCGATCTGGAATACATCGCTGAATCGCACGAGGTTTCCGTGAAGGCGACGGTCGGGACGCGGGTCAAGGAGATTCGCTATCCCGCAGGCGGCATTCGTCCGTCAGGCTACTGGCGCGAAGGTACGAAGGCCAAGGCTGCGGAAGCATGGGTTCACGATGGGTCGCTCTGGATCGCGACCAAGGACACGCAATCGAAGCCGGATACGAAGGGCGCCGACTGGATCATTGCCGCGCGTAAGGGTCGGGATGGTGAGACGACCGTCAAGACGATCAATGCGGCGCCTCCTGGCCCGATCAAGCTTCAGGCCTGAGCATGGACCTCGTTTCCATTGAGGATGCGCGCAACCACATCCGGACGGACAGCGATGCGGATGATGCATGGCTCGCGGTCTGGATTCCGGCGATCAGTCAAGCCGTCATGTCCTGGCTCAAGGAGGACTGGCGGGCATTCGAGCCGATCCTTGATGAAAACGGAAACCCGCTTCTTGACAGCAATGGTGACGCGATCCCGTTCGAGGACTCGGATGGAGACAGGACGGTCAAGCCGATGGTGCGCGCGGCCTGCTTGATTGAACTGGCCCAGCAGTATCGGTTCCGGGATGGCTCTGGAGCCGCAGTGGTTCCTTCCGAATGGGGGCATGGCTACGTGCTGGGTGCTGGTGCCACGAGTCTGCTGGTCGCGGTTCGCAAGTCCACCGTCGTCTAAACATGGCTAGCGTCGAGGCTGGGAAACTGCGGCACCGGGTTCGCATCGAGCAGCTGGAAAGCCTGATTGACTCGAACGGCGAACCGGCACAGGACGATGAGACTGGAACCGTTCTGCAGGAATGGACCGAGGTCGCGACAGTGTGGGCAGCAATCGAACCTCTGAGCGCTCGGGAGTTCCTGGCAGCACAGGCCACGCAATCGAAGGTCACGGCACGGATCACGATCCGATTCCGGGATGATCTGGACCCGGCGATGCGCCTGGTGCATACGAGAACCGGTCGCGCCGATGTCGTCTACAACCCGGCAGGCTTTCTGCCGGATGTCGAAAGCGGTCTGGACTACATCACGATCCCGGTATCGACCGGGGTTAGCCAGGGCCAATGACAACATGGGCGGTGCTCGCGACGGGACCATCCATGTCGCAGGCGGTGGCGGATCAGGTCAAGGGGCGCTGCAAGGCGGTGGCGGTCAGCGATGCCTGGAAGCTGGCGCCGTGGGCCAACGCGCTGGTCTCGACAGATGGCGCTTGGTGGAAGGCACATCCCGAGGCGCTGGAATTCGAGGGACGCAAGTTCGGGGCGATGCAGAGTTTCAGGCCGCTCGAGAAGGTCGAGAGTTTCCCGGCCGAGACTCACACGAATTCAGGGTTGCTCGGAGTGATGGTGGCGGTTCATCTGGGAGCGAAGCGGATTCTGCTATGCGGGATCGACCTGAATCAGCCTGGGCATCATTTCTTCGGCAAGCATCCGACGCCGCTCAAATCCACAAACGCAGCCCGGATGGAAGCATTCAAGCGGCAGTTCGGGCACTACCGGCCCAAAGGCGTCGAGATCATCAATTGTTCGCCATCGAGTTCGCTAACCTGCTACTCGCGGGGTTCACTTGAGGACTGTCTCGCTGAATCTGCGGTACTCGCTGACTGAGCGGATCCAGGCATTCGAGCGAGGACTGAGGCGGCATGGATTCGTCGTCATCCCAGGATTGCAGCCGGCCGATGCGCTGGTGACATGGAACCGGATAGGTGCCGCAGATCGGCTCGCCAGGGATTACGGGCTGGTGCTGGTTGCCGAGAATGCGGCCTGGGGCAATGGGTTTCTCGAGCGGAAGTGGATCAGCCTCGCGAAGGATCGACACAACACGGCGGGGATGTTCCTGGCTGGCGGGTCTGAACGGTGGGATGCGCTCGGCATCGAGCTCGCACCCTGGAGGACTGAAGGCGAAACGGTCATCTTGCCGCAGCGTGGGATCGGGAGTCCTCCAACGGCAATGCCGGCCAATTGGGCCAAGTCAGCCTATCAACGGCATGGCGGGCGCATCCGGCCGCATCCTGGCAGGAATCAGGCGAAGCCGCTGGCCGATGATCTGGAGCGCTGTGGCCGGGTCGTGACCTGGGGCAGCGGCGCCGCAATTCAGGCTCTGATGATGGGTCTCCATGTGATTTCGGAGATGCCGGATTGGATTGGTGAGCAGGACAACACGGACACAGGCCGGCTGTCCATGTTGAGGAATCTGGCCTGGGCTCAGTGGGAGCTCCACGAGATCGAGAGTGGCGAGGCATTCGAGGGGTTTCTGTGAAGTGGCTATTCACTGGGAAAGGAACGTCAGGCAGCTGGCAGATTCGTGGTCTACAAGCTTCCAAGGCGCTAGGCGCAACCGCGGTGCCGATGGCTGGCCTGCAGGATTGCAAGGCAGTGCATGCGATCGTGGCGGTCAAGCGCATTCCCGATCCACTGCTGGAAACAATCAGGAAAAGCGGCCGACCGTGGGCCTGGGATGTGGTGGATGCCTTCCCGCAGCCGAAGTGCTCGGCGTGGTCGAGACAGGAATCAATCGACTGGCTGAGGGGTGAAGTTCGCCGGCTGGCGCCGACAATAGTGATCCTGCCGAACGAGCGGATGCGCGACGACCTCGGGTTCGGGGAAGTGATCTATCACCACCATCGGCCGAATCTGGCGGTCAACCCAATCCGCGAACAGCTGGAGATGATCGGCTATGAAGGCTCCCCGATCTATATCCGGGGATGGGCCGAGGCGATTGGCAAGGAATGCTCCAGGCGCGGGCTGACCTTCATGGTCAATCCTCCGCAATTGGCGGATGTCGATGTCGTGCTCGCGCTGCGCGGAGAGGGCTGGAATGGCTACCCGCAGCGGCACTGGAAATCGAATGTCAAGTTGGCGAACGCACATGGAAGCGGAACACCGTTCATCGGCTCGAGGGAAGCCGGGTATCTGGAAACGCAGACAGGGGCCGAGCATTGGGCCGACGATCCTCGGGAACTCGCCACTGCGCTGGACTGGCTCGAGACGCGAGATGCACGGTTGGCGATCCGTGAGCGATTCCTTGGCGCATGTTTCACGTGGAACATGGTCGCAGAGCGGTACCGCGAGGTGCTGTGCAAGCTGAAATCCTGATGGCCGGGAGCCAACGTGGCTTGAGGATGCTGCGAGCGATGGCCGAGGCGGCACCGATCCCGGTCAAGATCACGGAACGGTACGAGGGCAACAGTGAAATCCTGATGCTCTATGGCGTCGGGCATCCCGAGCGATTGAAGTGGTGGAAGGCGCACCAGGGAACCCGCATCTGCTGGGACTTGGGCTACTGGAACCGGCAGGAGGCGATGCGCGTGGTCGTGGGATATGAGCATCCAAGGAACATGCCGCAGGCGCCAGCCGATCGGTTCAGGTCCAGCGGGATCACGCTGCGGAATGACTACAAGCCGACCGGGCACATCCTGCTCGCCGGCATGGGCACGAAGTCACGCTCGATGCTCGGGTTCAGGGGCCAGGAGTGGGAGAAGAAAACGCTCTGGCGGATCAAGCGGACCTATCCTGAGTCGCGCATCTATTACAAGGCCAAGCGCCCCGAGGAATGGACCGGATGCCGGGTCAGCGATCAGCCGATCGAACGGCTCCTGAAGAATGCAGCGCTGGTGGTCTGCCGGCACTCGAACGTGGCGATCGATGCCTGTATCGCGGGGGTTCCGGTGGTCTGCGAGGATGGGGCGGCAGCAGAGCTCTATGGCTCAGATCTCGCGGCTCCTAGGAATCCCTCGCACGAAGAACGATTGGCTTTCTTGCAACGATTGGCCTGGTGGCAATGGAAAAACTCAGAGGCGGCACAAGCGTGGAAATTCCTGTTGATGGTCTCAAACTCAACGTGGGGTGCGGCGCCCGGGTGATGGACGGCTGGTTCAACTGCGACATCCAGCGCAATCCGAACGCGCCTCGAGCACCTGAGTTGCTATGCGATGCCAAGGAGATTCCGCTGCCAGACGGATGCGCCAATACATTGATGGCAATCCATGTCTTCGAGCACTTCTACCGCTGGGAATGCGACGCGGTTCTTCGTGAATGGTCCAGGCTGCTTCGGCAACGCGGAACCTTGATCCTCGAACTGCCGAACCTCGTGAAGTGCTGCGAAAACTACCTATCAGGTCGCAAGCGCGGGGGCAAAGACCCGGACCAACTCGCGCGGTGGGGAATCTATGGCGATCCGAGGACGGGGGACAAATTCATGTGCCACCCCTGGGGCTGGTCGCCGGATGAACTCTCCGCCTTGCTGAGAGATCACGGATTCAAGAAAGTGGCCGAGCGTCAAACACAGTTTCATCCGGCAGGACGGGACCATCGGGATATGCGGCTGGAGGCAATCAAGTGATTCGCGTTTTTGCAGGATACGACGAGCGCGAAGCCTTTGGCTACCATGTCTTCTGCTCGTCAGTGATTCGGACTTGTTCGGTTCCGGTGGCTTTCACGCCAGTAAGCGACGACCAAGCCGATGGCTCGAACACATTCGTCTATGCGCGCTTCAAGGTCGCCGAGCTATGCAAGTTCGAAGGTTGGGCGATCTTCGCGGATGCCTGCGACATGCTCTGCATCGGCGACATGGCCGAACTGTGGGCACTGCGGGATGAGAAGTTCGCGGTTCAGGTCGTGAAGAACAGCTACAAGACGCGCAACCCGATCAAGTACATCGGCACGGCGATGCAGTGCCCGAACGTGGACTATCCGCGCAAGAACTGGTCCAGCCTGCAACTCATCAACTGTGCCGCGCCTGAATGGCAAAGTGTCACATGGAGTCGAAGGGGCCAGCAGCAGTTTGCGGGCTTCGATGATGACCGAATCGGCGAACTCCCAGCCGAGTGGAATGTCCTCGTGGATGAGAACGGCAGTCCCGAAGGCGCAAAGCTTCTCCATTGGACGGCGGGCAGTCCTGGCTTTTGGCATTATAGGAATGCCAACGGCGCAGAGGCATGGCACGCCGAGCATGAATTCCTGCGGCAGGCGTATATCTGATGGCTGACACCACCACCATTCAACTCACGGGCCTGGATGGCGTCTACGAGATGCTTCGCTCATTACCGGCCGAGGTCGTGAGCAAGCGCGGTGGTCCGGTCAAGACGGCGCTCAGGAAGGGCGCTGTTGTCATCCGCAAGGCCGAGATTGCCAATCTCCGGGTCGTGACTTCCAACCAGACCCAGGAAGAAAGCCTATCGACGGGCCTACTGGCGAAAAACGTCATTGTCAGCCGAGGCAAGCCGCCGACCGACGGGAATGGCGAGCGCTATCTTGTCCGGGTTCGCCGAAAGACCTATGCGCGTGTGAGTGGCAAAGCGGTGACGACGCTCAAGACTGCCCAGCTACTCGAGTACGGATCGAGCAAACAACCGGCCGAGCCGTGGATTCGTCCGGCCTTCCAATCGAAGGCAGCAGAAGCCATTCGGACGGTCGAGACTGAGCTCGTGGCAGCGATCGACAGGATCGCCACCAAACTGATGAAGCAAGGGGGCGCCTGATGTTGCCTCCCGTCTTCCCGGCATTGAAGGCTTCTGCCTCGGTTCGGGCCATTGTCGGCACGAGTCCGGCCCGAATCTATCGGCATGGCGCGGCGCCGCAAGGGCTGACGCTGCCTTACATCACATGGACGCTCGTCTCCAGCGTCCCCGAAAACAATCTCAGTGATCTGCCACCGACCGACCGTCAGACGGTACAGATCGATTGCTGGCACCAGAATTCCGATGACATCGATACGCTCGCTACGGCGGTGCGCGATGCCATCGAGCCCATTGCGCACATGACATCGACCCTGCTCGATGAGCAGGAACCCGAAACGAAGCTCTACCGAATCGGGCTTCAATTCGATTTCTTCGGCAGATAGCCGGGGACCAACCGCTTTCACCCACCCTGCCCGCCGATGGCGGGTTTTCTTTTTCAAGGAGCCATCATGGCCGTCGTTGACAACGCCTTTGAGACCAAGGGCACCCATCTCTATTTCGTTGATCCCGTCACCCATGCCGCTGTGAAGCTGACATGCCCGACCGGGATCACCGGCATCGGCGGTGGCTCTAAGGACAAGATCGACACGACCTGTCTCGATGAGACCGGCGCGTATCGCACCTACGTCGGCGGCTTCGCCGATGCGAGCGAAGTCTCCGTTCCGTTCATCCTGTACAAGGGCGACGGTTCCCACGAATCGCTATTCACCATGCGCGACAGCAACTCCGTTGTCAGTTGGCTGGTGGGCCTGAGCGATTCCTCGACCGCCCCGACCGTCACAAGCAACTTCGAGCTCGACCCGCCGAACGCACGCACCTGCCTGACGTTCGATGGCTACGTCTCGAACCTCACCATCGACGCAGCAACCAATGAGGTCGTCCGCGGGACGCTGACGATCCAACCGAGCGGCACCACGACGTTCCATCCGGCCGCCTGATGGATATCACGAAACTGATGGCCCAAGCGGCCATCCAGGAATGTGATGTCAACCTGGCGGATGGGACCGTCGCCAAGTTCCCGTTCAAGCGCGTGGGCTCCTTCGAGTGGACCCGCTTTCAGGCGGGGGTCGCTTCTGGCGATCCTGGCCTGATGGCGCAGGCCATCATTCGCTTGGTGGCCTGTAGCCTCTGCGAAGCCGATGGCAAACAATCCCTGACAATCGAACAGGTCGGCACGCTCGATCAGGGCGTTGTCGATTCCATGTACCAAGGCGCCATGCAAGTCAACCGGCCCAGCGGCCGGGGAAAAGCGTCGGAGCCAGGGGCGAAGAATGGTTCTGGGGAATCCTAGCCCTCGCACTCGGCGGTCGCACGATCGATGAGTGGAAGGGGGTGATGACCCCCGATGAATTCGAGTTCTGGATTGCGTTCTATCGGGCTCACCCATTCGATGACTACCATCGCTTCCACCGGCCAGCAGCACTCGTGGCCTACTCCAGCAGAAGCGGGCCTTCGGGTATCGATCCACTATTGGAATGGCTGGCGCCCCAACTAAAACCTCAAGGCTTGAGTGAGTCCGATATGCGAACCTTGAAAACGTTTGGCATCAAGCCGAAGGCGAAGGAATAGGGATGGCAGCGGGCTCGATCATTGTTGATCTTTTGCTGCGCACGGGCAGTTTCCAGACGGATACCGACCGAGCGGCAAAGCAACTCACCAAGTTCAAGAAGGAAGCCGCCGACGCCGGGAAGGCGCTCGGGGATACGATCGTCAAGCTCGGCGCGATCACGCTGGGAGCAGGAACGATTGCGGGCTTCACTGCGCTCATCAAGAGCACGATCGATTCCGCTGATCATCTGAACGATCTGTCGAAGAAGACGGGCATTGCAGTCGAGACTCTTGGCGGGATTGGCTTTGCTGCATCGCAGGCCGGTGGCGATCTTGAAGGCGTGACCGCCGCTTTCGTGAAGATGGACAAGTCCATCGCCAGCGCGCTCGGTGGAAACAAGAACGCGATCGCGGACTTCAAGGATTTAGGGATCAGCCTTCAAGATTTGAAGACGCAGACGCCGGATCAGATCTTCGCCAAGCTCGCCGATGGCTTCGCAGGCGCTGAAGAAGGCGCTCTGAAGACCGCAGCGGCAACGAATGTCCTGGGTAAGGCTGGTGCTGATCAACTCGCGCTTCTGAACGATGGCGGCGATGCTCTGCTGAAGAACATCGAGTATTACAAGCGCTACAGCGGCGTCACCCAGCAGACGGCGGAGCAGGCCGACCAGTTCAATGACACGCTCGGGAAGCTCAAGCTTCTGAGTGGCGCGTTCGGTCAAACGCTCGCGTCCGAGTTGCTTCCGACACTCCAGGGGCTAGCTGACCTTTGGCTGGAAAACAAGGAAAACGGCGATCAATTCCGTGGAGTAGCTACGACGATCGCGGAAGCTTTCAAGGGAATCGTTGCGACGGCTGGCGCTGCTGTCATCGGCATTGTCGGGGTCGGGAAAGCCTTCGGTGGCTTGATCGCCGCAGTAGAAGCCGCGAGCAAGTTCGACTTCAAGGGCGCCTTCAACATCGGGAAAGAGACAGCCAACGATCTGGCAAGTGCCAAAGATTCTGCTGTCAAGTTCTTCGATGCGGTATTGAACGGCCAGAAGAAGACCGACACGCAGCCGACCGCAGCGACGCCGAAGCGCAAGCTGACGCCTCGTCGCGATGAGAGCGCCGACAACGAAGCAGCGGCAGCGCTCAAGAAGCAACTCGATGGACAGATCAAGCTGATTCAGGACTTCGCCAAGTCCCAGGCCGATGCCTTGCAGGTAGGTAATACCTACCTCGAAGGCGCCTATCAGGAAGGGCTCCTGAGTCAACGCGATTTCTTCACGCAGCAGAAGAACATTCGCGATGAAGCGCTGAAGGATCAACTCGAGGCGATCGATCGTGAGATCGCAGCACAGCGCGCATTCATCAGCAATCCGTTGTCGAAGCCGGCCGATCGGGTGGCGGCCGAAGAAAAGATCAAGCTGGCAGTCCAGCAAAGGGCCGAAGCGGTCACCAAGGCATCCGCAACCGAGATTCTGGCGAACCAGGCCAGCCAGCGCGCGGCCGAACAGTTAGCGGATTCCTATGACAACCTGAAGGCGCAAATCCTGCAATTGAGCGGGAATGACTTCGGGGCTACGCAGATACGTATTGCACAGCAGTTCAGGGACGCTCAGAGGCTGATCCAGCAGGCTGGCGGTGATCCGCAAGATGCTGTGCGGCTACAGCAGCGGCTCGAGTTCCAGGCCACTTCGATTCAACTCCAGAAGGACTACAACAACCTTCTATCCGACCAATCGCGCCGCGAGCAGGAGATTTACCTCGACGCCGCGAACGGCGGGAAGGGCGAGCTCGAGACGCTGGCGGCGATTCGGGATGCGCGCAAGGTCGCGATCCAGCAACTTCAGGAGCAGGCCGCAGCGGCAGCACAGTTGGCGGCTGTCAGCGGAACCGATGAGGACAAGCGCCGCGCGGCCGATCTTGCTTTGGCTGTCAAGAAGGCAAGCGCCGAGATCGATCCTCTGGCGCAGCGGATCAACAAGAGCCTTGAGGATAGCCTGAGCTCGCCGCTGGCTGACTTCATCAAGGGCACAAAGTCTGCAAGCGATGCCTTCGATGACTTCGCGCGGAACATCCTGTCCAGTGTCGCGGAACTTGCAGCCAAGGACATCGCCAAGGAAATCTTCGGCAGTGCGAACGGACAAGGTGGCGCAGGTGGTTTTGTCTCCAGCCTGTTCGGGTCCGGCAGCGGTTCCTCGAGCGGCGGCCTGGTGTCGCAAATCGCCAATCTCTTTGGTGGCTTCTTTGCAGGCGGCGGCGATCCGCCCTTGAATAAGCTCAGTGTCGTGGGCGAGAAGGGGCCTGAACTATTCGTGCCCAGGACGGCAGGAACAATCCTTCCGAACGATCTTCTGAAGGGCAACACGACCAATCAGCGCACGCAGAACAACTACATCTCTGTGTCGCCGCCAGCGGGGACGGATCGAAAGACTGCGATGCAGATTGGTGCTGACATCGCCCGACAACTGGCAACGGCTGACCGGAGAAACAACTGATGGCCTTCAAGGAGTCCCCACGGTTCCCCGAGAGAATTTCATTCGGGGCGACAGGCGGTCCCGCATTCAGTACGTCCATCGTGACCGTGACCAGTGGCGAGGAATCGAGGAATCAGAACTGGGCCGACAGCCGCCAGGAATACGATGTCAGTACGGGCGTCAAGACGGAAGCCGATTTTCGGGTGATCGGCGCATTCTTCCGCGCGGTCAAAGGCCGCAAGGATGGCTTCCGGTTCAAAGACTTCGCGGACTTCCAGGCGACGATTACTGAGGGTGTTGTCGAAGGGATCACGGGCACGACCTTTCAGCTTCAGAAGAAGTACGTCAGCGGCAGCGATGTGACGCTGCGGGATATCAAGAAGCCGATTGCCGGAATCGTGCTAAAGAATTCCGGGACGACCCTTAATACGCCGGCCGACTACACCTTGAACACGGCGACTGGCGTGGTCACGACGACGACGTCCAAGACAGCGGCCAATCTCACATGGTCAGGCGAATTCGATGTGCCGGTTCGGTTCGACGTTGACAAACTTGTCGGGCAGATCGTCAGCAAGAATCAGCATGACGGCCTATTGATCTCCTGGGATTCGATCCCGCTGATCGAGATTCGTGGATGAAGACAATCCCGATTGCTTTGGCGGCGCACTACGCGCTGCCAGCAACTTCCATTTGCCAATGTCTGGAGATGACGTTACGCGACGGCACGACCGTCGCGGCGACGACTCTGGACAAAAGCCTGGTCATCGATGGACTGGTCTATGAGGCGTGGCTCGATGTCAGCCAGTTGGTTTCCCAAGCAAACCTAGGTGCCGACAACCTCGAACTGAAAATTGTCACGGACGAACCTGATCTGCTGGCTGATCTTGAGGCAGGTCGATACGACAACGCGGCTTTCTATCTTTTCGAGATCAACTACGAGACAACCAGCGACGGGGTTAATGATCTCAAGCGAGGAACGACAGGCGAAGCGCAGATCACCGATACCGGAAGCTATACGCTTGAGTTCCGAGGGCTGACGCAGGCACTGCAGCAACCCGTTGGCATTGTCACGCAACGTACATGCCGCGCTCACTTTGCCGATTACCCGAGGGTTGCGGGTGGTCCAGTGACGATCGAATCGGACGGCGTTTCAGGCGGCTCGCCATGCCGTCTTGATCCGGCTGATTGGACCGAGACCGGGACCATCACGACCTCCACGAGTCGGCAAATCGTCATCGATACGTCTCGCACCGAAGCGGATGACTGGTTCACGGCCGGGTTTCTGAAATTCACGAGCGGACTCAATGCCAACTACGAACGGCAGATCAGGTCCTACATCCAATCGACCAAGACGTTCACTTTCACGCTCCCATTCCCGTTCGATATCGATGTCGGGGATGCCTACAGCGTGATTGCCGGATGTCAAAAGCGACTCACCGAGGACTGCAAGACAAAGTTCTCGAACGTCCTGAACTTCCAGGGCGAACCGCATCTTCCGGGGATCGACACGATCACCAAGGTTCCGGGAGTCGGGACGTGATCGATGGACTCACCATTGCACGCCAGGCCAGGGAATGGCTCGGGACGCCTTACGGGCATCAACAGCGCATGCGCGGGGTTCTGGTGGACTGCGCCGGCCTGGTGATCGGGGTTGCGCGCGAGCTCGGACTGATCGCTCCAGAATTCGATATCACCGCCTATCCGCGCAGTCCCGATGGAAAGTCGCTGCTCGAGCACTGCAACCAATGGATGACCCGCATCGCGAAGAATGAAATGCAACCCGGTGATGTGATCGTGATCCGCTGGGCCAAAGACCCGCAGCACCTTGGGATTGTGGGTGACTATGTTCACGGCGGCCTATCGATGATCCATGCCTACAGCGATGGCTCATCCCATGGAAAAGTCATCGAGCATCATCTCGGGCCGGCGCATCTCGCGCGTTTCGTGGCCTCGTATCGGATGCCGGGGATCGCATGAGCACGCGCTTCATTGTCTCGGCGGTCGTTGGTGTTGCGGTCGGGTACTTCGCAGGACCGCAAGCCGGGTTGCAGGCGTTTTCTCTGACCTATGGGGTTACGGGCAGTCTCGATCCGAACAAGAAGGTCCAGGGACCTCGCCTCGATGACTTGAAGATGGCAAGCGCCGCCTATGGCGCTCCCATCGCCTATGTGGAAGGTCATCCTCGGCTGGCCGGCAATATCGTTTGGTCCACAGACAAACGAGAAGTCGCGCACGAATCGACTCAGGATGGGAAAGGAGGCCCAGGGGTCGACACGACGCTGTACACCTATGAGTGCGATCTGATCGTGATGATCGCCGAAAATCCTGGGAAGGTCGCTCGAAGAATCTGGAGCAATGGAGCGCTGATCTGGACCGCCGGCGATGATGCAACCGATACCTCAATTGATGCTTCCAGCGTCGGGAATTCATGGCGGGAGATTCGCTTCTATCCTGGCGGTTCCACGCAGATGCCGGACCCGACCTACGAGGCGGCTGTCGGGGTTGGAAATGCGCCGGCATACAGGGATCGCAGCACCATCGTGATCGTTGGATTGAACCTCGGCCAGAACGGGCAATTCCCGGTCCTAACCTTCGAGCTCGCAGACAGCGCAAACGGCACGGCACATCGAACGGACAGCCAGCTTTATGAAGAATCAGGGGCTGTTGCTGGGGTCACGGCTCACCAGGCCTATGTCGGCCCGCTGCATTCGCTTTACATCCCAGACTTCGACGGCTCATTCCTGACCCGCGATTTCACCCAGATCAACTGGGACGAAGATGCAGTTCCGCAGATTTCTATTAGTTCTGGTTCTCTGCCGGATTGCGGATTCCCGACAAACTTCGTCATTGGTTCATCGGACGAGCCTTATTGGATAGCGAACGGATCGACTGTTTACCTATCCGATTCGTTAGGTGTCAGCACGACGAACGTCAACTTCAGCACGGTGAATCACTACGCTCGATATCAGAGCGAAACCTTGATCATGCTGAGTGGCAACTTGCCAACGCTTCCGCGCGGTTTAGCGCTCATCGATGGGACTGTGACGGCGACAAGCTATACGCCGTACTCTGCCGCCAAGAGCGGATCAATCTGGTACGTGATGCCCTCGGCTGTCGATGGAACCATCCGGACTTATACGATCGTCGGGAGCGTTCCCGTTGCGGGCGGAACGATTGTGGACCCGCGCCCGACTGGCGGCAGCGGCGGCATGCTGCTCGCCGACACAGTGACCGGGACACTGTATCTGATGTACGCGGGCGATGTTTATGAATGGAGCGGTTCCGCATGGTCCACATACCTCACGGGCTTACCTAGCTACCTGAGACAGGCATCGTCAACGGTACCCGCTGATGTGACGATCTCGAATGGCGATCTCTACGCCGTCTCGTCGCCAAGCACGAATGTCTACCGGGTCTGGAGGGCCAGGATTTCCAATGTTTACCCGGCGACAGATGCCTCGCTAGATGAGGTCGTCCAAAGGCAATGGCAGCGGGCTGGGTTGAGTCTTTCCTATCTCGATGTCACTGATCTGGCCGGATTGAATGTCAGAGCGATGGCGATTTCTCAGGTCACTGCGCCACGCCAAGTGATCGAGACACTGGCCTCTGCTTATGTGTTCGAGTGTGTTGAGTCCGGCGCGATCGTGCGGATGAAGCTCCGCGGCGGTGCTCCGGTTCTGACGATTCCATACGATGACCTGGGAGGGACTGAGGGCGATCCAGTCGAAGCATTTCCCAGAACGCGCGGCAACGAACTGGAGCTCCCGGCTCAAGTCAGCGTCAAATTCGCGAATGTCGATGATGACTATCAGGATGGGAACGAATCCAGTACCCGTCTGGCGACGGGAAGTAGCATCGTCTCGACCATCGAAGTTCCTCTGGGACTGACTCCGACCGAGGCGAAGCGCCTTGCGGAAATCTCGGTCACTGATGCCATGGCAAGCTTGATCCGGTTTGGCCCGGTGGGGCTGACCCGGAAATATGCGGCCATCGAGCCGACTGATGTTCTGTTGATCACCGGGAAAACGGGAAGCACCTACCGCATCCGAGTCCTGAAGCGCACGGATTCGGGAGGGCTTGCGAATATAGAAGGCGTGCTTGATGACGCCACCGCGATTAACAGCAGCGCAGTGACCAGTGGTGGCTACAACAACACGACGATCGTCCGAGCGAAAAGCCCGACCGATCTCGAACTGATGGATATCCCGATCCTTCGCGATGGGGACAATGATCCTGGGTTCTACGCTGCCGCCAAGCCAACGACTACAGATCCATGGTCGGGGTACTCGCTTCTCGAAAGTGATGATGATACGACCTACCTGAAAATCTACGAGTCGACGGTAGAAGCGGTCATCGGGACATGCAGTTCCACTCTGGCAACCTTCACAGGAGGCAACACGGTTGATTCCGTGAATACAGTTAGCGTGGATGTTGGAGCGGGCACACTCTCGAGCACGACGCTGGATGTTTTGACCAACGGAACAACCAATGCTGCGCTAGTCGGCTCCGAGATCATCCAGTTCAGCACAGCCACACTCATAGGGGCTGGACAGTACACGTTGAGCGGTCTATTGCGGGGCCGGCGCGGTACCGAATGGGCGCTTAATGGGCACGTTGCAGATGAACGGTTTGTCCTGCTGACCTCTGCAACGCTTCGGCGCGTGACAGATCAACTGTCGGATATCAACGTCTCGCGATATTGGAAGGGCGTGACTTTCGGGGCATCGATTGCGCATACGGCTTCGCAAGTATTCTCTGACACTGGGATTGGTCTCAAGCCATTTGCTCCTGTTGACTTCATGGTGACACGAGACGCCACGACAAGCGATATCACAATCGCCTGGCATCGTCGGTCACGGTTGAGCAGCAGATTTCTTGCGGAAGGTGTCAATCCGCCGCTCGGCGAGGCATCGGAAGCCTACGCAGTGGAAATCTGGAATTCGACCTATACGACATTGAAACGAACGATCAGTACATCATCGGCTACTGCTAGTTATAGCGCTGCCGATCAAACGACTGATTTCGGTTCGCCTCAGTCCACAATATATGCTCGCGTTTATCAGATCAGTTCATCAGTGGGGCGCGGCTATTCATTACAGGCGGCAGCATGAGTTTGGACCAGATCACATCACCAGCGCAGTACCAGGCTGAAGTCATTGTCAATGAGAATTTCAGAGCGCTGGAACATCAGGGGGTCTATGGGCAGGCTTATCTGACCACAACCGCCCTGACATGGGGTTATCACGGCGGCCGATGGGGCGGCATTGCGGTCACGGCGGGTACCCTGTCATTGACGAATGCCGCGACCAATTACATTGTCGTTGCCATCTCGACTGGCGTGATCAGCACCAGCACCAGCGTCACGAATTGGAATGACGCGACGAATTACGCCCGTGTCTACAAGATCACGACAGCAGGCGGCGTGATCACCGCAACCGAGGATCATCGAGCCGGCCCTCGTGGCGTCCAAGGGGGTGCAGCAGCGGCCGGGACTGGAACCGTTACCAGCGTTGACGCGAGCGGCGGCGTTCAAACCACGACTGGCTCGGCGATCACATCGACAGGAACGATCCAAGGAGCGCATGTCATCAATGCGCAGACCGGGACGACCTATGCAGTTGTTGCTGGGGATCGCGGCAAGCATGTAACGCTTTCCAATGCGGCGAGTATTGCAGCCTCGATCGCGCAGGCTGGAACGGCTGGCTTTGAAAACGGCTACTACGTCTACCTCGAGAATATCGGTGTCGGTGCCGTGACATTGACGCCGACGACCAGCACGGTCAACGGCGCAGCGACGATCGTAATAACCACAGGCGTCACCGTTCTTTTATTCTCTGACGGCACGAATTATCGAGCCGCTGTCATTGATTCCCAAGGACTGGCGGTCAACGCGCAGACTGGAACGACCTACACCTATCTAAGCAATGACCGGCACAAGCTCGTCACGCATACGAACGCATCGGCGATTGCAGCTACCTTGCCGCAAGCGACAGGCGCCTTTGGCGCGACCTGGGCCATGTTCGTGCAGAACCGGGGTGCCGGCACACTGACGATCACGCCGACGACGAGCACGATCGATGGGGCGGCATCCCTCGCGCTGACGACAAATCAGGGGACATTGATCGCCTCGGACGGAACCAATTACTTCACGATGCGGGGGATCGGGGGTTCAGGAAGTGGGCTGACGAACTTCACGGAATCGGTCAACAGCAGCGCGCCGAATGCGACGATCCCCGCGGTTCGCTTGCTGGCTACGAATGCAGCGACCAACGTTGATGCCGTCTTCAGTCCGAAAGGTACCGGTTCGTTTCTGGCTCAGTCTCCTGACAATACGACGACGGGCGGTAACAAGCGCGCAACCAATGCTGTTGATCTTCAACAAGTCAGGTCAGCCGCCGATATGGTGGCAGGCGGCAGCACGGTCTCGGCGATTCTCGGCGGTCAGAACAACAAAATCTCTGGTGGGAATGGCGGATTCATCGGAGGGGGTAGTACCAACACGATCAGTTCGAGCGGTAACTACAATTCGATCCTCGGTGGCGACAGCATCACGATTGGCGGTTCTGGCGGTCGGAATACAGGATTTGGCGGAGGTCATACCGTCAGTGGCGCCGTCTCTTATGGCGTTCTGGGTGGTTCTACGCAGACCCATAACGGCGGGAATTATGTCGTTGGCTTCGGCTCGAATAACACGGTTTCTGCCGACTACGCATGCGCCATCGGCTTCCAGTTAACTGCCGATGCGGCGGGTGCGCATGTGCGTGGTCAGCGAGCGCTCGCACGCGGGATCATCGGCGTTGATGTCTTTGCATCGGCCAGTCGCACAGCCAACGGTGATTCTCAAAAGATGGAGGCTGTCTATCGCGGTCAGACGACAGACGCAGCGACAGCCGTAGCACTGACGACAGACAGCAATGCGGCGGCTGCGAACAATCAGCTTCTTCTGCCGACCGGTAGCGGTTTGAAGGTCCGAGGACAGGTCGTCGGACGGAGCACCAGCGGTGATGTCGTCTGCTTTGACTTCACTGCACTCTTGAAGAATGTAAGCGCCACGGTTTCACTGGTCGGATCGGCTACGGTTACGCAAGTCGCATCCGATGCCGCAGTGAATACCTGCACATGCGCGGTCATCGCTGACAATACGAATAAGACCGTCAAAGTGACGGTCAATGGTGTTGCTGCAACGACGATCTATTGGGTTGCCGAAATTTGTGGCGTGCAGACGGCCTAACTGATGATCTCGCAATGAGACACGAGGACACCGAGATGGAAGAAACCGGGCCTATGCCTCTCCATCGCCGATCATCGGATCATCGGCGCCAGTTCTTTCGGTTCGATCCCACGGTATCGAGCGGAACGCTGATCCAGCTTGGCACGATCCTCGTGGCAGCTGCAATGGCCTACGGCACCTATCGCGAGGATCGGGCGGTAGTCAAAGCCGACATCGATCAACTCAAGACCTCGGCCGAACGCGACCGCACCGATGTGAAGGGTGCGGTTGCCCAGTTCCAGAAGGATGTCGGCGAGATGAAGGTCGACATCCGCGACATGAGCAACAAGCTGATCAAGATCGAAACCCAGACCGGCACTCCACCCTCACCCCCTGCGAGGCGACCATGAAGCGCATCCTTGCTCTTGCCTTCCTCCTGCTCGCGGGCATGGCCCAGGCCGACACGACCTCCACTCCGATCAAGCTCGGCACCTACACGCTGATCCGCAGCGCAACAACGGTGAAAACCGGCTTCGCGACGATCGATCTGTGCTACGCCGCGGGGGCCCAGGACGCCGAGTTGCGCAAGGCCAGCGCCAACTATCGCTGCCGGCAGGACTCGCAATTCTCGGTGGTCTACACCGCGCCGACGCCCATTCCGCCGAATCCGTTCCCGAACGGCGAGACGCAGACAGCGCAGTGCACCGCGCCTGAGACTGGAAACTGGACGCAGACGCGGACCTACACATGGAACGGAATCGCCTGGGTGGCAGGCGCCTGGACGCCGACCTCCGCACCGAGTGGCGCCTGCACGACGCCGCCACCGCCGACCACGGCCTGCGGCCCGACCAATCTGGCGGTCAAGATCGACTGCGCGAAGATTCCCAAGGCGACATGGCAGGGCTGGGACAAGCCGATGTTCACGACGAACACGCTGTACCCCTCAGCAGGCGATGGCTCCGGGGCTTTCCGCACGACCTGCAAGTGGTCGCACATGGCGTTCGATGATCCACTCGTCTACCCGAACCAGCCAGGCGCTTCGCACCTTCACACGTTCTTCGGCAACACGGCAACGAATGCGAGCTCGAGCACGACATCGATCGCGACCACTGGGAACAGCACCTGCAATGGCGGCACTATCAACCGCAGCGGGTATTGGGTGCCGGCAATGATCGACACACTCGACGGCCGGCCGATTGGGGCGAACAACGATCAGTATGTCGGCTCGCAGTTCTACTACAAGACGGGATACACGCTGCCGGTGGCACAGATCAAGCCCGTTCCTGCTGGACTTCGAATCATCACCGGAGACTCCAAGGGAAACCCGACGAACCCGAGCCGCGTGGCTTCCTATCGCTGTATCAGGAATGGTGGTGCCACACAGGCCGATATCAGCAACGCGCAGCCGACGATTCCCTATTGCCAGGTATCGGGATACACGATCATGCGGATGTCGATCACATTTCCTCAATGCTGGGACGGCGTGAATCTGGACAGCCCCGATCACAAAAGCCACATGGCGAATGCCATCTACACGACAGCGAATCAGGCAGGGTATTGCCCATCCACGCATCCGGTGGCGATTCCTGAAATCAGTTTCGAGGTCGAGTATCCAGTTAGATCGACAGACGACACGCGACGCTGGCGGTTGGCGAGCGATAACTACGATGTGACTCAGCCGGCCGGATACTCGAGCCACGGGGACTATATGCTCGGTTGGGATGCTGCAGTGATGGAGACTTTCGTGTCAAAATGTCTCAACACCGCGAAGAACTGCGGCTCGACGCTGATAGGCGACGGGCGCGAGATGGTCGTGGTGCCGTGAAGAAACCTATAGAAAGACATCCGATGACGACCAAAGCGGTGATTCTCAACTACGGCCCGAACGATCTTCTCGTTCGCGGTGGTGACGTCCCGTTCACGATCGAGGCGCACAAGCACGCCGAGTTCTACGTGGTGGGCGCGATAATGACGATCGAGGAAGTTCCTCCCGCTGTCGAGCCGAACCTCGCGGGCGGTCACGGCGACCCGGAATAAGCACTCAGGCGATCATGAGGAAGCTATGGCTTCCCAGCTTGCTCCTGCTGATCGTCGTGATCACGCACATGGCCTACGATCCGATCGGAAGCCTGTATCCAGCCAATCAAGTGCGGGCTGCGGCAAACTGGCATTCGGTGCTGCGTGCGTTTCCCGAGGCGACGCTGCTCTATTTGCTCGTGTGGCTTCTCCTTCCGTGGGAGCCTATCTCGGTTCGCATTGCCGGCAGCGTTGTGTGCGCATGGGGTGCGCTCGAATCGGTCCAGATAGCGGCCTGTCGCCTGCAGTATCCGATGGACCAACCATCCCCGAAGACGGAGCTCTATACCGGACTTTGCGATGTGGCGACGGGATGGCCGATCTACATGATCACGATCACCGTCGTGCTGCTGATTTCATTCATGCGTCAGCCTCGGAAGTAAATCACTCATGAGCGACATGCTGTATTTCAAGAACAAACGCATGGTCGCGAAAATCGGTGATGTCACCTTCGAGATGTCCTCTCTCCCACCAATCGATCCGCTGCCGAGAGACACGACCGAGGTTTATTTCTACCCGTCGCACAGCGAGTATCAGCTGCGCGAGAGCTTGAAACTGCCGCGCGAGATGCGCGCCCCGGAGATAGACGCGGCATTCCGGTTCCTCGCATCGATTGCTGCCTTCGGCCGCAGCCTATTCCACCGAGAACGCGATGCCTGATACCTTGCTGCAGCTGCCGATTTCGCCGGTCGACTTCGACAACCTCGTCCTGACGCCTGCGCTGGCGCTGCTGCCCAAGACGATGGATACGCTACCGGCGCGGGCACTGCTGACCGCGATCGGCCTGCAGGAATCCGGCCTGGCACACAGGCGCCAGATGGGCGATGGCCCCGCACGCGGCCTGCTCCAGTTCGAGCGAGGCGGCGGCGTCAAGGGCATCTATGAGCATGATGCCAGCGCGCTCTGGGTGCGGGCGCTCTGCAATGCGCGCAACACGGCCTGGGAGGTTTCCTCGATCTGGGCGGCGCTCGAGTACGACGACCTTCTTGCCGCGGCCTGCGGGCGTCTCCTGCTGTTCACCGATCCCAAGCCCCTGCCAACCTTGGATGACGCTGGGGGCGCCTGGGACTACTACGTGGCCTGCTGGCGACCGGGAAAGCCACGCCCTGCCACCTGGGCGGCCCATCATGCCCAAGCCGTTGCGGCAGTGATAGGAGCCCTCTGATGGACATGTCCCAGGTATTGAAAGCGGTTTGCCCGTGGATAGCAACCGCGCTGACGGGGCCATTGGGAGGGCTTGCAGTCAAAGCGGCATGTGATGCCCTTGGCGTTGGAGAGAAAACCACCGATGCGCTCAAGCAGGCAATCTCAGGCGCAACACCAGAGCAAATGCTCGCACTCAAAAAAGCCGATCAGGACTTCGCGTTGCAGATGCAGGCGCTTGGGTTCAAGGAGATCACCGATCTGGAAGCCATCGCGGCAGGCGACCGCGACAGTGCCCGAAAGATGCAGGCCGCAGCCCCCTCTCGCATCCCGGCACTGCTGACCTGCTTTGTCGTTGGGGCATTCACCGCCACTCTGATCCTGCTTCTGAAGTTCGATGTGCCGACGACGAATCGCGACATCGTGGTCTACATGATCGGCCAACTCAGTGGCGGCTTCACGAGCGCACTGGCGTTCTGGCTGGGAACCACCCGCGAGAGTGGTCGCAAAACCGAGTTGCTTGCACAGGCGGCGCCAGTGGCGTCATCGACCTGACAGGCCAATCGTGGTAGAACGGCGCGTGACCTACATCGCCGCCATTCTTGTCATCGTCCTGAGTGGTGCCAACCTGTACCTTGCCTGGAGAATCTTCATGAACCAGACCGAACTTCTGAGCGCGCTCACCGCTGTCAGTGATGAACTCGCCAAGGCGACCACCGAGATCACCACGGCGATCTCGAATTCCGGCACCACAACCCCGGAAGTGGACGCCGCGGTTTCCCGTCTACAGGCCGCAGCCAGGGCGCTGGATAACCTGAACCCGGACGCACCAACGGCCTGAGTCAGGCTGCATCGCTCAGAACCAAACGAGCATGCAGACCCCACGCGACGGCGATGAGCAGCCAACAACGCTCGGCCCAAGGGTCGAGGACAAGGCGCCGCCGACGCCGCATGACAACTGGCTCCAACTGCCAGAGCACCCGGGATGGGTGCAGGACCAGGCTACGCGCGCTGTGAAGCGCAGCGATCAAGCGGCTGGGTGAGCATCACTCAGCCTCTATCTGGTGCGCGGGAGCGGGCGCTCATGCATGGCGCGTCCTTCACTGTGGAACATCGGCATCATCTCGGGCGGCACGTTGGTAATTCGGCTGAGCGGTTCCCAAGGTGTGGTCTCGGTGCAGACGCCGGCTCCATTGAAATAGCTGCGATCTGCTCATCGGTGAGGTTCATGATGTGGCCTCGGCTATGGCGGCTTCGAGAGGAAGCCCAGTGGAAACGCACGCGAGCACGTTGGACACGATCTCTGGCGGGTAGCCGTACAAGTCCCAATCCTTCTCGATGCGCGAGGCTGTCGCATGGTCGCCAGTGCAAATTGCTCTGGCGTAGCACTTCCTGTCGGATGTCGCGCGCTCCGGTGTTTGATCGCTCATTTCTGCTGCCCCTTCTGAGAAGCAAGGGCGGCTGCAATGGCATCGAGCGCTTTTCGTTCAGCATCACCCTTCCACTCATCGAACGGATGTCTAAGCGCCCATTGCGCAATCGCCAGCGCCTCCGTCAGCCCGCTGGGCTCTTGGGAGGGCGGCTCGGCTGCGAGGGCTGCGCGGCAAATCTGCGCCACGTAGTTCCAATCGTTCAAGCCGCGCTTGTCATTCTCGGCGATGTGCAGAATCGCGCCGATTGCGCCGATCAGGTTCTGGGTGCTCATGTCTGCTCTCCATCTGCGCCGGCTGCTTGGGGTACAGCAGCGAGAGCGGCGCGGGCATGTTCCGCGAGGATGTTGCCGTTCACCATGCCGCCGCCGAGCGTGGCGCAGTGCTCGATGAACTTGCGAGACTCCTCAGTCACCGACCTCTGTACGGCATAGAGCCGCTCGTGCAACGCGACGATATGCACTTGCACTGCAATCGGAACCTCGTAAAGCTTCCCGTAGATTTCGACTGGCAAGGTCGGCTCTGCCGCCCCCTCGGGCGCTGGGCTGGGGGTGCGGGAGGCTAGGGCGTCCAGACAATCTCGTAGTCGGATAGACATGAGCCGGCAAGCCTCGTCGGCAGGCTCAAACGCTGCCCGAAACTGCCTATGTCCGATGTGCGTGCAATCCTCAAGATGGAACAACGATCGAAGCGGTTTGCGTTGGGCAAGATCGGCGGCGATCTGCATGATCCCGATTCGCGCCTCTCGCTCGCTTTGCAGGGGGTTAGTCATCTCCCATCCTCCTCTACGTCAACAACAGCGTCGAGCATTTCCGGCATGAAGTCGGGATGCTCCAAGTTCTTCATGAATCGAACTGTCGGCTTCATACCGATGTGGCTACATAGCAGCGACATGTAGATGCCTCGCAGACGCCGATACCGCCGCGCATCGAGTGCGTCATCCCCTTGTGCTGGGACGGCTAGGGCGATGCGAAGGGCTCTCACTTCCTTGTCGAGTGGTGCATGGAGCGTGTCAGCGAACATCGCCCCATAGACGTCGAGAAGAGTTTTCGCTGCTTCCCTCAAAGATTTGTGGCTCGCACACTCATCATTGAAGTTGTTGTGGCTCATGATGATGATCTCAGTTGCAATAGACGCAGCCGCAGGTCAGCGGGTGCATGTTTTCGTGAGTCGGGTTGCCGTCATACTTCTGCATCGAATGCCAGATGAGCGCGCCGGCTTCGGCGAATACGGCCTCCGCATCGGCAAAGGTAAACAGCGCCTGTGCCATCACCGTCTACCGTTCGGGTTGAACAGGTACAGGCGCGGCCCACCAAGTGGTGGCTGATAACCCGCCTCGCCTGCGGCTTCGATCTTCTTGAAGCACTCGGGACCAACCCAAACCATATTGCTGCCGTCACCGTCCATCGTGTAGACCTCTTCCGGGCGCACGAGGCGCCGATTGCATGCGAAGCATTGGCTTTCGTGGGGGAGCATCACAGCAGGATTTCCTTCGCCTTGGCAATCGCCGCTTCGATGAACTTGAAACCGTGGAAGGAAGACGGCGCAAAGTTTCCGGAATCGTCATCGCGCAGCGCCACACCGTAGCCGCCTTCCTCATGGTTGGACTCGAACACCACAGCAGTCATGTTGTCCTCTTCGTTGTGGAAGGTTGCGAGGTAGGTGGTCATGTTGCGCTCCGGTTGGTTGTTCGATGTGATTAATGTAGTGCGGAATCAAACGGATTGCAAGAACAATTTGTAGTGCGTTATCATTCCGTCCATGGAAGACACGAAACGCCCGCCAAGCCACCGAGGCCAAGGTCGCCCCCCTCTATCGGAGGATGAGCCGACCGTGACCGTTTCCCTGCGCATGACACAGTCCCTGCGGGACAAGCTGACCAAGTTGGGTGGTGCGCCATGGATACGCGGGAAGATAGAAAAGGCCAAGGTGAAATGAGGACCGAGCAACTCAGGTTCGCCTGCGCGGCAATTGCCGAAGGTGAGCAGGTGAGAGCCGCAAAGCAAAGCGGCATCTACGTTATCGTTCATATCGAGAGCCTCAGGCAATACACAGGGACGACAATGAACTTCAGCCGGCGCATGTCGTATCACCGCACGCACAGTTTATTCCGGCATGTTGGGATGATCGCTCGCTTGCGCCCGTCCGGGAGCCGGTCGCGAAAAAGTTGGAAGGATCGACGGCGCACCAGCATCTGTTTTCCTTCATGGCTCGCCATCGGGTAGCCGGCGCTGTTGCAGTTCTGTGCCCAGAGCCAGCAGGAGCCGTATTCATGGCAGCGGTCTTTGATGGTCTTCAGGTCGGGAAGGCTCATTCTGTTACGGGGTCCAAGCCCCGATCTTGGCGTGCAGCCGATCGAACTCGGCGATTACCTCGGCGTAATACGTCCGAGCGTGCTTGATTTTCTCCAGCATCGATTCCTCTTTCTCAATGTCGCGCTTGACCACCCAGCTTGTCAGCCGGTGATGCGCCGGGATGTGGTCAACAAAGTGCAGGGATTGCGGCTCATAGCCGATCAGGCGATCCGGTGTATTCACCATCGCGTAATCGACCCACCACTCATCCGCGTCCCAGAGAAGCATGTATGCGCGCATCTGCCACTCATAGGCGCGATCGACGCAATCGAGCAGTGAGATCGGAAATGTCTTGAGTGACCACGATGTCTTGAGGTCGTGACCACTGCGGCGCTCCGCTTCGTAGAGGTCGCACTCGCCAGTCAACAGGCCATTGCTGCGGCGCTCGGTGTTCTTGGTCAGGCTCAAGCCGCGGACCCGGTTCAGAAGCGCGATGGAATCCGGCTCGCACTCGATGCCTTTCTCCATCTCCTTGCTGCTGACCACGAAGTCGACGCCCCAAAGGTCTTGAGCAACGAGTTCGCGAACGAACGTCTTCGCGCCGACCGACAGCGGCCCTTCCTTGAGGGTCTTCGGTTCGGTCATGAGTCTGCCAATCGAGTGACAGCGGAATACGATGTCGTCAAACACGATCAGCCCCCTGTGCTGCCTTGCGAAGCGAGCCGTATTCCTTCTGCCAGGCGCTGCGCTGGCGGTTGTTCAGCGAACCCCACCAGTCAATCAGGGCCGGCATTCCTTCCATCGCCGCATCGCGCCCTTTCTGCAGGACCGGATCGACTTCGCCGCTCTCGTCGTTTCCGCCGCGGCCGCCGTCGCTGTCGTCTTCCTGCTCCGACAAGCCGGTGATCGCCTTCAGCGTATACCGTTCTAGGTAGGACACGGTTGAGGCACGGGCCTGAATCGCGTTCTTCGCGCCGCCAGCGTCCGGCGGGCCACCCATCGAGACGGATTCCGCATGCCCGCCGACATGCTTCAGCGTGCATGTCACTTCGATCCAGTCGCGATCGTCCTTGGACAACTTCCACGAAGCCGAAAGGCCATGCCTAGACAGGGCCGGCGTTACCGCGTTGACGACGGCGAACAACTCGGCGTATCGCTTGCCCTTCATCGGGCCATCGGTCACGCCGCGATTCTTGATGATCGTCACCGCTTCGGCCTTGAAGGCAGAGAATGCCTCGCTGTAGGCTTGTGCGGCTTGGGCCGCTTGCTGGCGCTCCTGCAGGGCCATCAGGCGTTCGAGGATGTCGATCCCGTCGCCGCGCTCAACCGCGATGCGGATCAGGTCGGCCGGCGTATTGCCGAGCAGTTGCACCGCGCGGGTTTCTTTCGGCGGCGTCACTTCCATCAATTCCAGTTCGTCATTCATGTTCTTCCTCCAGGGATCAATCAGCGTTTCACCACAGCCCGCAAAGCGCGGGCAGGCTTGGATGCGAGTTCAGCACGCACCCGGTTGAATGTTCGGGTGATGTCGGTGCTCGCGGCATTGAAGTAGACGAACTCGAAGTCGTCGCCGGGCTTGCACTGCTTGCAGAGCTCTTTGCTCGGAAGCGCGATTCGCGAAAACGGCGGACGCTCGATTGGCTTGTTCATGTTTCTCTCCAGAAGTTAGGACCAGAGCCACGCCTTGAACGAATTGCCGTAGGCTGCGATGCCCCACACGATCAGCACCAGAGCGCAGACGCACAAGGTATCGACAATCCAGACGGTGGCGCTTGGCTCCGCAGGTTTACGGTGCCGTGGGTAGTCATGCGCCTGCCGGCACGATCCATTGCAGCAGATTTCGCTGTCCTTCACGGCATCACCCAGTACGGAAAGATCGCCGACAGCGCAGCGGCTGCCATGACGATCAGGACCGCCGCACCGAACGTGCACCGGTTGAACGCGGGGAACTCGTCTTCTTTGACGGATTGCGGTTGGATCGGATATCGCCGCGCAATCAGATCATCCAGTTTGTCGAAATGGCTCATGGCTGAACCTCATCGCAAAGTCCGGCCATCTCATCGACTGCTGCGCATTGGTCAGCGGTCAATCCAGGCCATGCGCGCAGTTCTTGCGCATCGATTGCCTCGGATATGCGGCGGTTTTCATGCAGGCGCTTCTTGATCGTCTCGATCGTGGTCATGCGATCACTCGCCTCGCTCATCGGCTGCGCATTCGTCGCCAACCTCTTGCCAACGCTTGCTGCCGCGCGTGTGGATGTCGTCCGGCCGCAGATCAGCCGGCGTTTCGGCCTTGCGGTCCTGCGGTCGATCAGCCGAGCAACCGCGGCAATGTGCCGCTTGAATTCCATGCTGACGTTCGCGTCCGCCAGGATTTGATCGAGGATTCGGTTCATGCTGCTCTCCATGGATGAGCTTTCGAGTTTCAGACCATTCGACGCCGGCAAGGAATGCGATCCAGAGCTCGCTGTCCTCGGAGTCGAAGGCATTGTTTCCGCACTAGGCAACGAATGCCTTCCAGCATTCGGGGTAAGAGGATTGGCTCATCGGAAACTCCCGATGTGAGTGAACAATTGCCGCACAATGAACCCGATCAGGCTAGCGTCAAACACCGCAAGCGCGACGCAGAGCCAGACCATCCAGCCGGTGGGCCAGAATTCCTCGTAGGTGCTCAGGCGGATGGTTTGCATCAGAAGCTCCCGAAGGCCGAATGGGCCACGGCGTCTGCTTCGTGCTTGCGATGCGCCTGAATCCGAGCCTGACGGATCAAGGTGTTCTTCATCATCGGATCGTCCCGAACCGAGTCGAACAGATAGACGACCTTGCTGCGCGAGCGCTCGATGCGCTGGGCGCCTTCGGCGATCTGCTCGCCAAGCTCGGCCAGGACAGCGGCTTGCGCCGCTTCCGACTCGCGGCGGGACTTGACCAAGCGCATGCTGAAGTCGATCATTGCGCGGCTGGTGGCAATGAGCAGGGATGGCTTCATGCTCTTATCTCCGGGCGATGTTGCGAACCGGGGCCGGGGTCATGAAGCTAGACTTCGCGACCGGCTCGAACTCGAGCGGCGGGATCAGGTCCGGCGAGCTCGACAATAGGAGACGTTCTTCACCATTGTTGCGCAGCACGACGACGATGAGCGCTTCGTTGCTGCTGATCTTTGAGGCTTGCATCTGACTGGCTCCGACTGGGCTGCGGGACTGCAGCGGATGTAGAGACTTTAGTTCTCTTGCATTTGAGTGTCAAGCCTGTTTAAGAAATATTTTTGAGGTGGCTTGCCAATTCGTGTGCAAACGACTACAGTCAGCTACATGAAGACAGAAACCGCCATCAACCTTGCAGGCAGCGCGACCAAACTCGCGGCTCTTCTGGGCATCACGCCCTCGGCTGTGACTCAATGGAAAGAAGTCGTCCCAGAGCCACGCTATTGGCAGCTTCGCATCCTGCGACCGAAATGGTTCACGAAGGCAGGGGAGGCAATCGGAGAAGCGCCGCTCCCTTTTGCGAGCGTAGACGGGGTGAGAGGCGCCAAGGTGACCGGCGTCGCGCCAGCGTCTAGGAAAGACTAAGCGCATGTCCGGCGACTGGATAAAAATGCGCGCCGAACTCCACACACATCCGAAAGTTGTCCGCATCGCGTCCGCATTGAATGCGGACAGATTGCGGATAGTTGGCGGACTACATGCGGTCTGGTGTCTGTTCGATGTCCACTCGGAAGACGGAAAGTTGTCCGGATATACGCCGCAAGCCGTCGACGAACTGATCGGATTTCAGGGTTTTGCGGACGCGATGTGCGGCGTCAAATGGCTCCTATGTGAGCATGATGGCCTGTCTCTGCCTGAGTTCGATGAGCACAACGGCCAGAGTGCAAAACGCCGTGCTACCGAGGCAAAACGCAAGCGGATCGGCCGCGAAGGAGACGCCAAACGAGATGCGCGCAATCCGTCCGCATCCGATGCGGACAAAAAGCGGACTAGAGAAGAGAAGAGAAGAGAAGATAAAGAAACCCCCCAACCCCCCAAGGGGTCGGTTTCTGAACCTGATGGCTTTCTGGCTTTCTGGGCTGCATGGCCCAAGAGCACGCGCAAGGGCGGTCGGGACAAGTGCCTAGCGGTCTGGCGTGAAAAGCGATTCGAGCCGGATGCAAGCGTCATCGTGGCGCATGTAGCAGCGATGACGGCGACAACGGATTGGACGAAGGATGATCGCCAGTACGTCCCGGCACCAGTCGTCTATCTGCGCAGCTTGGCTTGGACTGGCGCCGAGCTCGAGCAGCCGCAATCGTCATTCGTGGGAGCAATCTGATGCGCGGACATGAACCGCTGATTGCGATGCGGAAAGCCGGCTTCGTGCCGGACTGGATTTTCATCGACATGGACGAGGATGCGCTTGAATCCTGGCGCGACTGGCCGACGATGAACAACCGACGGGCGTCGATCCTGATCGAACAGAAGGATCGGCATTTCGATTTCCGCTTCGCGATTGGCCTGCCGTGCTATGTCGCTGGCGAGGATATGGCCCGCGTACATGCCGTGCGAGATGCACTGATCGCAGCCAAGGCAACCCGGGTAATCGCCTCCGTGCTGCGGCGTGTCGGAGAAGGCGAATTCACCGCGTTCAAGCTCGTGGAAACCACCGATACCGAGAACATTTTCACCCCGATGCCGGAGGACATTGATGGCTGAGTATTTGAACCCGGACATGATCGACTTCGAGGCATACGAGCAGGAAACGGACGCGCAGCAGAAGGTGCGACCGGCCGGCGACTATGTGCAGGAGTTGATCGATGACCTGGGCGTCTCGCGCAATGAAAACCATTCCTACCTCCCGTGGGAGAAGACGCACGGCCTGTTCCAGTTCCGCCCCGGCGAGGTCACGCTCTGGTTCGGCGTGAACGGGCACGGCAAGAGCCTCGCGACGGGCCAGACGGGCTTGAGTCTCTGCACCCAGGACGAGCGCGTCTGCATCGCCAGTTTCGAGATGAAGCCACGCAAGACGCTCGAACGCATGGCCCGCCAGTTCAGCAGCCAAGCCGCACCGACGCCGGCCGATGTGGCCGACGAATCAATCCTCGCGGCATTCCGCGACACCTATGAGCAGTTCCGGGACTGGACGAATCGGCGCCTGTGGCTCTATGACCAACAGGGCACGATCAAGGCGAAACAGATTCTCGCGGTCATGCGATATTGCGCCAAGGAACTCAAGATCACGCATTTTTTCCTCGATAACCTCGGGAAATGCGTGCTCAACGAGGACGATTACAACGGCCAGAAGTATCTAATCGATGAAGCGACTTCAATTGCCCGGGATTATGGTATGCACATTCACATCGTTCACCATAGTAAGAAACTCGCGAGTGAAGAAGCGCAGCCCGATAAGATGGATTCAAAGGGTTCCGGGGCGATTACTGACCAGGTCGATAACGTGCTGATCGTCTGGCGGAACAAGAAAAAGGAACGTGACGGACAAGCCGGAAAGATGGTGAGCGCCACCGAGCCGGATGCATTGCTGATCTGCGACAAGCAGAGAAATGGCGAATGGGAGGGACGATTCACCCTCTGGTACGAGAGGGATTCTCAGCAGTTTGTCGCTGCGGCTGGCGCTGCGCCGCTGAATTTCTACTCCGGCTTCCCGCACCGGACGGGGTTCTGATGAAACAAGGCCCGCAGGTCGAGAGGTATGCCCAAATGGTCGATTTCCTCGTCAAGGCGCCAAGGACCACTGAAGAAGTCTGCCAGGAGCTCGGCCTGATCGAGCAGTCCGCCAGGCGCTGGCTGAAGGCTCTGTGGCGGCTCGGGCGTCTCAGGAAGGGGCAGGCGCCGCGCGTCGCTCCTGGGCCTGGGAAGGCGCCTACGCTGTGGATTTGGCAGGCATGAGCGCGAAAACCGTGGTCCTCGTCGGTCCGCGCCAGCGTCAGACCGCGCATGGCTACATCGATGAAGCGCCGGACGGCTATGTGATGCGCCTGACCGAGCCGACCAAAAAGCGCATCCAAGAGGAAAAGTATCACGCTATGGTCGGAGATATCGCCGAGCAGACCATTTACGCCGGGAAGCGCTGGGATGCAGACGACATGAAGCGCATCATGATCGATGAGTTCGCCTACGAGATGCGCATGGCGAATACCCCATTGCACCACGACGGGCGGCTCATCCTGAGTGAAGACGGCCGGCGCATGATCCAACTTGGCATCCAGAGCCGCGACTTCTACGTGAAGGAGGCGGCACAGTTCATCGAGTTCCTGTACGCCTACGGGGCCGAGCGCGATGTCAGATGGAGCGAGCCAGGGCTCTATCCGCCGTAGAAGGAAACAGCATGACGACCCTAGGCTTCCAATTCAGCCGCTGCGTCGGCCAGACCCTGACGCAGGATCGCGGAGGCGTGAAGATTCCCGAGCTCCATCCGCAATGCAACGATTGCCGGAGACGCGAACCTGGGCATCCTGACCGTCAGGTCTACGTCATGCCAAATCTGGACTGGCTGACCGGCCAGTGCGATAACCGGATCGGGCCGAAGCTGTGAAGGTCGAACTCCTGATCCCTTTGCGCACCGTGAGCGGCATGAATGCGCGCGAACATTGGCGCAAGCGGGCAAAGCGGGTTGAGGATGAACGTCAAGCGGTTCGGTTAGCGATCGTCAATGCGTTCGGTCCAAAACTCGCACAGGCGCCACGTATCCCGTGCGTGGTCAAACTGACTCGCATCGGTCCGACAAATGGGCTTGACCCGTTCGACAATCTGCCTAGTTCGCTTAAGGGGTGCGTGGACGAGATCGCCAATTGGTTGGGAGTTGATGACCGGAAAAGCGATAAGATGCGCTATGAATGCGCGCAGCAGCGCGGCAAGAAATGGGCGGTTCGCGTGGAGATAATGCAATGAGTTGGAAACGCCCACCAGCGCGCTCAAAGCAATACGAAGGCGCGAATCCCTCAAAAGCCCGCGTCGCCAGCGTCAGAATCATGGAAACTCGCGAAGTACTGGTCATGCCGATCGAGAAAGAATCTCCGGTTCGCAGCGAGTCATACCGGAGATTCGTCGCAGCGCAGCCTTGTTTCGGTTGCGGTATCGCGGGTTATAGCCAAGCGGCGCATCCGAATTTCGGGAAAGGACTCGGCATGAAAACCAGCGATGTCCTGTGCTTCCCCCTATGTGCGCCGCACTACGGCAAGCCAGGATGCCATCAGGAGCACGACCTGAGAATGGGCTTGGGCCGGCACGAAAGCCGGGAGATAGAGGCCGCCTACGTCAAGCGCATGCAGCGCATCGCCAAGGCGGCAGGGCGCAAGGAATTCGCCGAAGGGATCGAAGCGTGAGCAGCATTGCGGAATCGTATTCGCGGGCCATCGGCAGCAGTCATCTCGAGTGGCGCGTCGACCCTGGGGCAATCGATATGCTCACAGCGGCCGGAATGACCGAGGAAACCCTCGGAACCAGCCTGCTACGTTTGCGGGCCGAGTTCGACGCAATCAGCTGCATGCCAGGAGCTCGGCATCTGGCTTCACGCCTCAAAACGGCCCAGACCGTGAGAATCCGTCTTATAGCCTTGATCTTCAAGCGCACTGACGACGAAGAAATCCAGGCCAATGCGCACGAGATCGCGTCGAAGCTTCTGGATCACTGGCTGAGTCCTCAATGTCCGTCCTGCACGGGACGCGGACAGGTCGGGGAATATGGAACCCCGCAGACCATCTGCCAAGCATGTAACGGCAGCAAGCGCCGTTCGCTGTTCTGGAGAATGGAGGAACAAGCGATTGCCGAGAGAATCGGCGCCGAGATGGAATCCAAGGTTGATGCTGCATCGCGTCGGATTCAGCGATTGTTGCGCCACACATAATCGAATCTGATATATTCGCGCCCATTCAAGCGCGATCCATCTTCTCGGCCCGCAAGCCGCACCAGATCACCGCCAGCCTCACGGCTCGATTCGTCCCAGAGGCGACACAAGCAGCGATGGCAGAGCTATCGTCAAACCATTGACATAGGACGCATCTAGGATTCCACGGCCCCGGGCTTTCCACAGCAAGGCGAGGTCCCTCCCCTCAACGGATGCCTTATTTGCCCGGTCAAGCCGCTTTACAAGGAAGACGTGACATGGACGACGAGGAAACCATCCCCGCTCGCCGCTCGAGCGATGTCACTTCCACGCAGATCGGTGACCTAAACGCCAAGGTCGACCGCCTGCAGTCAACGCAAGATCGCATCCTTGCCCGTCTCGATCTTCTGGTTCTCCCCCGTGTCGCCAGCATGAACGCCAAGGCAGACATCCTCGAGGAAATCCTCGGGAAGCTGGATACCCTGATCAAGGCACTAGCCGAGGACGAGGAAGAAGAACCCAGCCTCAGCCTTGAAGGCGAATACATCGGCCGGGAGCGCAACAAGGCAGAGAGCCTGGGATGAAGCTACGAGCACTGAGCTCCAGCCTCAACAGGCTCCCTCAAGGACTGCACCAAGCACAGACCCTCTCAGACAAGCGCATGGCAGGATGGGCGCTACAGAAGCGACGCTGGCGCATGTGGAGCAAGACTCCCTGCTGTGCTATCTGCGGACGGCTCACCGACTGGCCCCATGGGTTCGAGCTCGATCACAAGGTCAGGTTAGATGCTGGTGGCCCAGACACGGAGCAGAACTGCCAAGTCCTCTGCACGTATTACGATCTGCAGGGGAAGAAGCAGGGATGCCACGCGGCCAAGACTGCACTTGGTCAGTGATTGCTCACAACTCAAGTCAGCAAGCGCACACATACGGGGGGAGTTTGGCAGGCATTTGACGGTTCATCCTTCGAAAC